GTAGGATTGCACATGTCCCTGCGCTCCCGCCTGGAGCATTACTTCCAATTCCAACCGCTCGGGGCCCGATGGCGGACCGAGATTCTGGCCGGATTCACCACGTTCATGACGATGGCCTAGGCTGTCGTTTGACTTTGGAACGCTGTTTTTCGACCTCATCCACAAGACTTCGACCACCACCAATCGTTCCACCACGCATCACACGTATCGGCTGTGTAGGTCCCTCCACCTTCTTGATAGGCTTGTGCGCCTTCGGCAGATCGTCCGCATCAGGCTGGTACTGCATGTCAAGCACTCCTGGTTTCATTTCAAAATGCAACCTGATGTCGTCCTCCATTCCAGGAGACCTCTCAACTACGATCTTTTTTACGTGACGGTGCAACTCTTCAATTTTTTTCTCCTGATCCCAAGCAGCAAAGTCGGCGAAGTGCCAAGCGAGACTCTGTGCCTTCTGGTCTCTCGTCTCTTTGCTCATGGTTCTGGTGATGTCGTCCTTGGTAATCCTGATCTTCATGACGAGTGATGCCAACTTTTCATTGATCTCTTTTATATCCGAAGCGAAGTCATCCTCCGATGCAAGACCCTTCCTCCATGCAGTCAGAATTCTTGACTTTTCCCCCTCCAAAGATTCAACGTCCTGCTCCATCCTGCCGATCTTCGCTTGTTTCTCTGCCGTCACCTCATCATTCGACATTGCATCGAGACGTGCTTTGATGTAATCAGGGTCAGTCAGATAAGCGATGATAGCGAGATTAATTGCATCCTCTATCGTGTCGGCACGGATCAAACCGATTCCACAATCCGGTTTCCTGTCCGTCTTTGGCTTTCGATACTCTTTGGCTTTCGAAGCGCACCAGAAATAACCAGCGTGATTACGACCATCCTGTAACTTGTGGTACATCGGCTCTCCACACACACCACAGTGCAAAATACTACTAGCCATAAAATTCTTGCTCTGCTTTCGACGGCGACGATGCCTATCACTGTTCTCAGCAAGTTTTGCCAATACTGCCCTCCAGGTTTCTTCGGTCATAGCAGGATCGTCTATCACCTTCACTCTAATTGGTGTCTCATGATCGAATCTTCCTCCGACTTTATACCGCTGTTTTTGTTTGTCCCACTTCCGCTCGTTTCGCTTCTTTGTGCGTGATTTGTACCCTATGCACCATTCACTACGCAACGCCTCACGTACACCATTAACAGACTCGTAGTCAAGATCAGACGCAATATCCGCAAGAGAGTCATCATTGAGCAACCGTTGAGCAGCATCAGCAATCTTCTTCTTCCATCCATCTTTATAATAAAAACGATGCATCAAGACCTTGCCCTTCTTCCCGATGACATCCCATCCAATCCAGTGCGGAGTCTTATCTACCTTGCTGTAGTCCTTGTACCGTAGCACATCCTTCTGCGTGCTTGTGCGCCATTTGGTCATCTCTCTCTCATTCTCAGCCTTCTCTAATGCGGCGAAGAGTCGGACACGATGCTCCCCCTTTGTGATGTCGTATTCGCTTTTGAAAGACCAGATGCGTTTCTGATTCTCACCACCCAAGATCGTTTTGAATGGCTTCGTCAATTCAGCAACCGTCTCGTAATCTGTTGTTCTGGCAAGGCGGTCAATTGCAGGGATTATCAGTCCAGCTACGCTCTGTTGGGCAACATATTGTCTCAACTGTTTGTACTCATCGGCGTCGCTCACGTCGAGACCGCTGATATCAACAAGTCGAAAAATCCTTCCGACCTTGAGCATGATGTCGTGCTCTCGGCGGAAATAGTCAACGCAGAATTGTACTTGGCTGCGCTGATAATCGAGGTCTTCATCCCGCTTCTGCTTTTCGGTGGAGACTCGGTACAGCGCAGCGACGATTCGTTCAATAGGCATACCCCAATTGTTCCACTTGTAGAGGACGAATGCAACCGCCTGTGGAAGAGATGATGATGAGATGAGATGTGGTTCTGCTGAGATGGGGCAAAAACAGAAAGACCCTGCCAGCTTGCGCCAACAGGGTCTCAAGAAAAATTTGAATTTAGAAATGCTGCTTATTCGGGATTAAACCGTCCAAACATTCTGCCGTCCTGGTCCACCACAACACGCTCAAACGCTGGTCCGGTATTGTCCCATCTGTCTGCTATACCATCGCATTGGGCAGCGTCGTCTACCGCATCATGCATGTGTCCGCAGTTGTCAACGATCTCACCACCCATCACTGTCACTTTCTGCCATTGTTTATTTCTCATTTTCGTCTCTCCTACTCATCTCTCAACATTATATCGGTCATTGTTGTTTTGCCTGATACGGATAGCTCAGACAACTCGTACAATCCCCAACCCACTCTCCGCACCACTCCGATACGCAGCATCCGACGTAGCGCTGACTCGACTGCTGTGTGCGATAGTCCTGTAGCAGCACATATCACGGCGGTTGTGCTGCGTCCTTGCATAAGCTCTGATTTGATTCGTTCTGCTGTGGTCATCTCAGTTTCTCTCCTTGGCTTTCTCAATCAGCCAATAATATATAGACATCGATCAAACGGAGTTTTTGCCCATTTTTGAGTCAACATCCGCATAACATTGAAAACAAGCAAAATATAGTTGCAAAATATTTTCTTGTCTCGCTGATGTCTCCGGCTCTCTCATCACTTACATTATAGCGCATGTCTCCCAAGTGTCAAGTTTAGTACAAGATACATCTACTTTGTTATATCTACTTGGATCTGAGACTGCCGCCATAGACTCTCAACAGCCAACCTCGCCAACAATTCTGATTTGCAATTCTGAAACTCTCCACCATACACATAAGACCATCCTCTTGGCGTCTCAATCACGGTAGCTGGCTTGCCCGAGATCATGAGATACCTATTGCCACGCTGAGATGTGCGCCAAGTCGGGGTGTCTGTGCGAGTCTGAGAGGATGCTGAGAGGATTGCTGAGTGGTATGGTCGAGTAGTCATATCTATTTTATTTACATCTACCGACCAAAAAAGGAGAAGGCTCCCGGAACTGAGAAACCGGGAGCCTAGGAGATACCGCCAAAACAATGGGAAGGTAAGGCGGTTATGCCTGACGATGTTGTCAGTGGTGCGTCAGATTATCGCTCAACCCTACTGGCTCCTTGACTCACCGTTACTGGTATTTATACGTGCGATTATGTCATTTGGCACTTCTACAGTAATATTTTTTGTGCGGCGGATTATTATGGCGTCGATAGCGGCAAAAAACTCTGGCGGTATACTGTCGTCAGCTTCGTATATGTTGTCATGCAGTTGAAAAATAATCACAGTTCACCATTGCATACCGGACACTCATCACTGGAGATATGGTCTGGTGAGTTGTGCTGATTGAGAAAGTCCTTGTACGAGCAACACAACTCGTCCTGTCTGCTAATCTCTTCGAACTCAGTTTCTTGTTGTGCTTCGAGTGCTGCATTGATTTGGTCCGCTGTGTAATCATCAGCAAACGTCATAGAGTCGAGCGTCAATGTGCCTGCCGTGATTTGGTCCGCTGATATCTCGCCGATTGTCCAGGTGTCATACTCAGGCTGTGTGTCCGTCGTGGTGTCAAACCCCGGCGCAATGTAAATCCTCGGAGTCGTCGGCATCAAAGCTCCTACACATCTGTCGTGATATGCGTTTGCTACGGTGATAACATAGGACTCTTGATCGGTGTCAATGTCGAGTCCACAATAGTTGCAAGTTAAATAGTTTGTCATTTTTGGTTCCTCACTTTATGCTGCTTTCTGTTTGTTATAAAATCTTACTGCCATCTGCCTAACATATTCCTTACATTCGGCTGCGGTCGCAAAAAGAAGACGAGACATATGCCATTCACCACCATATAGAGTGCTGAATGTGTACTTGCCAAAATTCAGTTGCTTCACCACAACACGAAAGCCGCAAAACTCAGAGCTTTCGTTGCCTTTGTAAGTAGGCTTCCATTTTAAGAAGTGTTGCTCTCGAATTCGGCGCATGAACTCTTCTGCAAGCCTTCTCTTCTCTGCATCCTGTCTTTGTTGTTCTGGAGTTCCGGTCAACAGCAATATGCCTTCTGGTGTCGATAATAACTGCTCAATGTGCATGACAGCATCCCATTGACAGTTAAAATGTCCAGACACTTTTTTATCATCACCATCATCAATGGTTGTATCGTATCCATCATTGTCGCCGTCACAAATAGTAAACCTACCACGGTACAATTGGACATATGGGGGATGTGTAGTGTCAGCATCTATCCATATCTGTTTGAGATTATGCACTCCCATCGGTGCATTGATCTGACTGGCAATGCTGTTATAGTGATCTATTGTGTCAAAACCGAAATCAGTTGGCGTAATAACACCGTTGAACATAGACAAAAACGTGTCATACTCGACAAATGAGTACTCAAACAGCTTGCCGCCATTAATGAATCTCTCAATCAAGTACAAACCGCTGCCCATATCGAGGTACACAGGACACTTGGCGTGCGTCCAATGTGTGTGTGACCACTTCCATCTGACACGATTGTTTTGTGAATGTCTAAAATGATCTTTAAATTCGGCTGCATTAACAACCCAGACCATTCTGCCGTAGAAACTTTCACGCTCTAATACATCTTTTACAGACAAAGGACTGTTTTGAAACTCTATCACAATCTCGTTATCTGGAAACACGCCATGACCTGATAATGTTGTCTTAATATCAGAGCGGTGTGGACCCATCACAACTTCTTGACACGGCTCGACAAACCGTGCTTTCCAACTGCGATGCCACATAGTTTCTGGCTCGGCAAAAGTATCACAATCGCTTAAATTAATGTGAGACCAATGCCATCTCTTCAACTCGCCACACTTGGAAATTACATCAGCATGACAGCAAGGACATGTAGCAGTTTGGTGTGGTGTTGCCTTTATACGAGCACCGTCTTTGTTTGCGAACTCCATAACTCAGCCCTCCAGTAAATCATCAACAGCCATGCGTGCTTCCTCGGGGTCGGAATAGGCATCATTCAAAAACACAGGTGGTTCATTGGCGACTTCTCCGTCTTCTACTTTTTCCGAGATCATGCCGCCAAACTTGCCGTCCTTGCGCTTAAACACCACACACAGTAACTCACCACTCTGTCTAAACCAGTTGCCAGTACGTGCTGTCCGCCATTCTGTCGAGCCAGCCTTTGCTTGCCACTGTTGCCAGCAGTACTCTGATACACATATCGTTCCCGGACAGAAGTAGCGAATGCCGTCTCCTGGTATAAGTGTTGGCTTTGTGTCGCCTGAAATATCAACATCGCAAAAACTACAATGCCTTATCATTGTGAAATCTCCTGCTTAATCATTGCTAACTTGCTTTTTGTCGGCTTCTTGTCGCCTTGAACCTCTGTGCCGTACATGTACACCTTCATTTTGACCAGCTTGAGTTTTTTGCCAACCAGGAATTTGTCGAATGCATCCCGGAGAGTCTGTCTTCGGAATTTGCCTTTTGACGCTGCGATAATTTGCTCTTTTGACTTACCCTCATTTTGCTCGATGAATTCAAGCAAATCCTCATCACTTGGCTCTTGATCTTTGAGAGTAGGAACCCCATCAACCATGCTGTAACGAAACACTACTCCGTCACCTAGTCTTGACTTTTTGGGTGTGAGACGCATCTCTTTAATCATCGACGGACGGTCTTCTTCGAAATCAGAATCGACTACCCAGAGTGCATCAACTGAACCCTTGAAGACGCTGGCACCACGAGCTTCTTTGCTGGTTGCGCTCTTACCTGTGTGATGGACAATTATCACAGTCGCACCAGCATGTGCCATCTTGCGAGTGAATGTGAGCAATGCGCCGACAACGCTATTGTCATTCTCGTTTTGACCATTTAGAAAAGAATTCAGCGTGTCAAAAACAAGAACTGGCTCTTCACCAGCAGCCTTGATTTGCTCGATCAATCCCATCCACGCAGCTTCTTCGATGTCCCATGGCTCGTCAATCTTGCCAGACTCATCAAGATTACCGCCACTCCAATAACTGATACGATCTTCAAGCCCAACGCTTAAGGTTTCCGATCTAGGCTTGACAAATGAGATCGCATTGTCACGGTCTGCATAGATGACACGCAGCTTCTTATTCTTATTCGCAGCCACATGCAATGCCCGATGCAACCATGTTGACTTGCCGCTACCAGCCTCACCACATATCGCTGTGACACTGTACATTGGGATGTATGGGTCGCACAGGTACTCGATTGGTGGGACAACCATCGTGCGGAGATTCTTTGTCAACAACTGCTGAAATGTTTTGGCGACATCAACTTTGCGATGATCCTTGAGTGTGAAGACGTTTGGATCAGACTGTGCAGCATCTTTTGTTTTTGTATCAGCAAGACCCAACACAGTCAAAAAGTAGTTGACCTTCTTCTCAATTTCTTTGTCGCCGTTGGCGATCTTTGCCAGCAAAAATGGAATACCAAGATAGTGTACAGGCTCGTGGGTCTTTCCTTGTTTGTCTACCCATTGCTTGTTGTGGCGATTATTGGCGATGTCATCGTATGCCGTATTAGTCCATTGGTGAAATAGACTTTTGTTGCGCTCTGGATTAACGCTGCAATCGTTAAGCGTAAGGCACACAGCCAATGCACGCTCTTTCGGCATACCACGTCTTGCTGCTGTGTATAAGATCGCTGGATAGAGAGAGTGTCTTGGATGCTCTGGAAACACTGGAGCAAGCGCATCTACGGCGTACATCAGGTCATACGCAAAGAGCAGATCATCCGTCTTGATGGTCGCAAAATCATCAGCGGAATCATCCTCAAGCGTGATGTCTTCTACTTTGCCGTCCTTTGCCCATACGGAACCCCAACATATTGTCTGCTTACCGTAAGGCGCATACTCACCGTTAGACGATTGACATCTAATCTCAACATCCTGTGCCACGCTTGGTATTGCCCGATCAATCAACCACCCACAGTGACTATCACGCTTACCCTCTCTACCCCATCTGATTGTGTTGGGCAGTCCGCAATACTTGACGACCTTCTGCCAAATTGGAATAAAACGAATTACGTCAAAATCAAGCTCGGCAAAAGTGTAAGTGACACCATCACGCTCGACTGGCGTCCCGGTTTGCACTCCAATATTGGCGGTTGGCGGAATGTCATCTACAGCGATTGCATCCTTGAGAGCGAGATCAGGCCAACCTTTCGTCTGTGTCTTCTTACCAACAGCAGGGTATTCGTAGACCTTACCATTAGCGTCTTCGATTTTGTTCTTGGTGGCTTCTGCGACCACAAAATGCAGCTTGTGGGCACGTAGCCAAGATGCAGTTGCTTTTACTTTGGCTGGATTGAGTTGCTGCTGTGCTGTGTCGTATAGCTTATTGGCAGCTTCTACAAATTGTCTTGCTTCATCTGGTGTGTAAATATTGTCATTCATTCTCGTTTTTCCTGCCGTCGCACAGTCTCTTACTGTCGGCGGCATTTTTATTTGTTGCACTTGTCGAGAAACTGTTGCCAATAGCTCTCGTATACTCTGTGTCTGTCTCCTATCCTGATCGTCTGAAGTTGACCGGACCTAATCCAGCTTCTAACCGTGACCAGCTTAAGCCCAAACTCCTGAGCAAGTTCTTCCGGCGACCAAAAGCGTTCGTTGTTCGGAATCGTCATTGTCGTATCCTCTATTTCTATTTATACACGCTTGTTTTTCTCTGTCATTAAATCTCATCACATGTCACTATCTATCACAACACGACTTTCAAATCTGTCAAGTCAGGGTCAGTTACAACTACTCAGGATAGTTACAGCTTTATACTCCCAACAAGAGTCCGCCGAATCCTTACTATATGCGTTTATTCCCGGCGGACTCTAGTTAAGTGTCGTTGGTTCTATAAGTTACAGCGAAAAACAGCACTATACAAACTTTTTGGCTCGGCGGACTCTGAAGAGCCAAAGAGATATACAAAAGAGTCCGCCGAAGTGATTTTTTTGAAAAGGTCCTTATTCCCCGCATTCCATTGGAGTTAAAAGACTTAAATAGAGTCCGCCGAACCTCTACGCTCTATAAGGCGTAGCGGCGGACTTTTTATTGATGTGTATATCCGATCAAAAGTTCGGGTAGTTACAGCTTTCTCTCAGCCAACCCTCAGCCGCCCTCTCAGACCCCGATATCGCTCATATACATATCGACATGCCCCAACGCAAAAACTTGTACGTAGACAACAGCCGACTGCACACCGAATTGACAGCATGGATCACCGCCCGAAAAGAAGCTCTCGCAGCCGACCAACCTATACCGCAACTGCCTGAGTACGTCGCTGAATCGATTCTGAAGATCTCCCAAAATTTAGCCAAGCGTCCAAATTTCGCCAGCTACACCATGATCGAGGATATGATTTCTGAGGGTTGTCTAGCGTGTATTCGGTATCTGCACAACTACAACCCACAGAAGACCCACAATGCCTTTGCTTATATTACTCAGATCATCTATCGAGTGTTTTTGAGAATGATACGAGACATGCAAAAAAAGTCTTACCATTCGATGTTTATTAGTGAAAACCTCGAATGCAGCCACGAAAACTACACAAGGCAACAACGCAAGGTCAATCAGGATCACGAAGGGTATCAGGAGTGGCGACAGCGGGTGAGTAAGATTGTGACCCGTAAAAAGATTCGCAAAGTGTCCCGGAAGAAAAAAGCAACGGAGACAAACAAAAGTGTAACAGTCGCACCTAACGTGTATTTTCGGCGTCAACGTTACTTGGTCAGCATTGGTCGGAGATATTATGGTAGTCGCAAAACACTCGAAGAAGCGCTGCAACTCGCCCAGAATGCTCGTGATGGCAAAATTAAACCGCCAGAAGTGAGAAAGAAGAGAGCGTTAGTGGCGTTAGCAGCAGCCTAAGTAATGGTGTATTGTATTGTTTCTAGAGTGTTATAGTTTTTCGTCTCTTCTTTGCTGGTCGGAGTCATCGTCTTGGCTCCGACCTTTTTTGTTTTGGTGGTGACGCAGCTATAAATAATGATCTGATGACGACCAATGTGTCTCGACTCAATGATTGGCTCGATTCGGAATTCCAGGAAGACACGGATTGGAACCTTGTTGACCTGAGTGGTGTCCCGGCATATGTCTCAAGACGACAGAAACTTCATAAACAGCGAATTCACGGTGTTGTACGGATGGCTCGAAAATCTCGCAGAAGAAGCTGACATCTTTGCAGCATTAGAATCCCTCAAGAACTACGTCAACAAGCCAGCGAAGACCAAAGCAACTACCGTCACAGTTTACCCAGTTCTGAAGTAGCTCCAACTCTCAAATACACGATTCCTATAAATAAAAACGGCTGGTGTGACGCTATGAACGCCGCAACCAGCCTGAATCTCACAACGAGTAGGAGTCGTCATGAAATCTACAAAGCATTTATCACCAGACAATCCTAAACATTATCACGGCAAACCCTGCAAGAACTGTGGCGGGACGCTTAAGTTTGTAAGAAATGGCGGTTGTATAGTGTGCCATGCAGAAAAGACTCGTGAATACCGTCAAAAACCAGAGTCTAAGACTAAACAGCGTGAATACTATAACAACCCGGAGCGTAAAGCGAAACTACGTGAATACAAACAGACCCCAGAATTCAAAGCGAAACGGCGTGAATACAACCGTAAATACTACGAAGACCCAGAAGTCAAAGTCAAAAGGCGTGAATACCTGCGTGAATACCGTCGCAACAACCCAGAGAAAAGAGCCAAAGATTGTGAATACATGAAGTGGTATCGAACTACCGAAAAAGGCAAAGCAGTTCATCGAACCAGCATACAAAAAGCAAATGCCAGACGCAAACAAGCTGAAGGCAGTCACACATCAGACGAATGGTTGGCACTAAAAGCGAAGTATCACAACAGGTGTCTTTGTTGCGGACGACACGAGTCAGAACTGTCATCACCCATTGAACAAGATCATGTAATACCGCTGTGTAAAGGTGGTTCGAACTGGATCACAAACATTCAGCCGTTATGCGAACAGTGTAATGGAGCGTCGGGTAAATGGAAAAATACCACCGACTATCGCTTGATGCCATACCCGCTGTGTGTAATGAGTACCAGTAATGAAGAGATTTTCTAAAAGGAGAGAAGAACATGAGACAAGCTTTACATACATTTTCGAAAGAAGTAATAGCGATCTGCGAACACATGGAACAAGCGAAGTATGAGGATGAGTTTATCCCGAGGCTGCTGAACGCTTCGTATCGCTATATCCGGAATTTTAAATCATTACCGATGGACGACGAACTACCACCTGTAAGCGCAGCAGCAGCGGCAAGGAGATAACGACGATGAGAAAACTAACCAATAACATCCGCATGACTAGCAAAGGCTGGCGGATCACTTTTGACGGCAAATGCCGACCAGAACTTTTTCCGACTAAGTTTGAGGCAATGCTGTTTGTTGAGATGTTGACGATGAGTAAACACTTTCGGGACTGTAAAGAGAAGTGGCTTTCTGATCTCGAAAAAGTCTAGCAATCATACAATCAAAGGGCGGTGAGGTTAAATATCTTGCCGCCCTTTGTGTTTCGGTGAATAAATATAATCATGGTCCTCTATGATGTACGCCAAATCGCTCAACTGTGTCACGTAAGAGAGTACACTGTCTGCGAGTGGATACGTCGGAATAAAATCACCGCTCATAAACTTCCTGGTGGTCGCAACTGGTTCGTTACAGATGTGGCTCTCCGAAAATTCCTGAAAGACTTTATCCCATGCAAAGACTGCAAAAACTAATCCCTATCAGCAACGATCTACCAATAAAACTCCAAGACAAGAAGTGGGTCAGTGACTTTTGTGATCTTGTACGCCGAGGTCTTCACATCTCTACGGCATCACGCAAGCAAGGTGTGTCTCCAGAGGTTGTGCAAAGCTGGCTGCATGAGGGACAGGACGAGCAGTCTCCGTACCACGATTTCTTTTTGAAAGTGCTTGATGCCGACGCAGAGCTTGAGCTTGAGATGGTCGGACGTTTCAAAGAGCTTGCGACGAGCACCAAAAATCACAGAGCGGTTGCAGCTTTTTTGGAGCGACGTTTTAAGAGTAATTGGGGTGAGGTTAAAGAGATCAATGTTACAGGGCAGATCGATCACAACCTCAATAAGCCCGATCTGAGCAAACTGTCCGACGTGCAGCTTCAGCAGTACATTGAGAACGCTGAGACCAATCGTAGACTGCTAGAAGGCACAACGATTGACGTTCCTTCTGAGCGTTTGCAGTAACTCCCACCACTAAGAACCGCCAATAGTGTATAGCAAATTGACAGCCAGCTTAACGACAAAATAGGAAATTGTCGTTTTTCTAATGTTGTCTCGTCTCAGGGGAAATGTTATGTGGATGTTACTAACCTTGTTATGTCCTCGCTTCGTCGCTGCGCTCCTCGCTCGGTTCTTTTCTGATGGCTTCTGAGAGCGATTTGGAGTCGTCGGGGGTCTCTGAGTATCGCTGAGAGTGCGCCGATGCAACTGAGGGCTTCTGTGAGCGATTGAGAGGGTGTCTGAGAGCATATCTGAGAGGGTATCTGACACTATGCAGCGAGAGATTTGACAGTTTCTACGGAATCTGTCCTAGAGACGATTCGAGAGACCGTCTTAGCGTGCCATTTGCCTTTGCGTGGGGCGATACTTTCAGCGTTCAAAGTGTCGGCGATGGTTTGACACGAGATAGATTGGGCATACATGGCATTAATACGCTCTACAATCGCTTGCTCACCAGGACGGCTCCCATATGGCTTCTGACCCTCCATACGCTTACCAGCAGCCTTATTACGCATTCTGGCGGCTCTCAGCTTGGCGACGAGCATTGCCTTGTCGTATTGAGCCAACGCACCAAAGACCTGTCTGACAAAGATACGCCCTGGATCGTTAGCCATTAAGTCTACCTCAGCGGGATCGGCAGATAACAGTGTGATTCCCTGCTTCGCAAAGTCTTGAATACAGGTCTCTTGGGTGATGAGATGGCGAGATAAGCGGTCTAGCTTCTCCACCACGACAGTGCGAACACCATTGGACATTAAAGCAGTCATCATCTCAACGAATGCTGGCCGATCCATAGTCTCAATGTCACCACAAACACCCTTCTCAAAGTAAATGGTGACAATCTCATGTCCATTTGCGGCTGCGTAGTCTCTGATAGCCTGCTCTTGTCTCTCAGGACCGTCTCCGTTGATCTGACCCTTGCCGCTGACTCTGATGTAACCGAATGCCTTCATCTCATTGTCTCCTGCAAACTATCTATTACCATTAGACGATGCTTTTGGCTGTAAGTAACAGGTAACAAAGATACTTGGGGTTACTCACCATCCGGCACCGTAAGTCGATCTCGATTATTTTCGGAGGGCGGCGTTTTCAGGTAAGCACGGAATTTTATAAACAAAATCTCAATTTCGTGGTTCGGCTCGACAGTAAATACATAAGTGACACAACAAGATAAACTCCGTAAAGCAATCCTAGAAGAACAAGCCGCAAAAGGAGAACTTGCTGCTCGTAACTTCAGATATTTCGTGCAGCAAGCATGGCCGATCCTCGAACCTACCACACCATACGTCGAGGGCATCCACCATGCAGCGATGTGTGAGCACCTTCAAGCGGTCACAGATGGGCAGATACGCAAGCTCATCATCAACACACCACCACGATTCGGCAAGAGCATCATAGTCTCGATTTTCTGGCCGATGTGGGTGTGGATCAGATACCCGGAGTCTCGCTTTCTCTGTACATCCTTCTCAACAAACCTCGCATGGGACTTCTCAATTAAGGCTCAGAAAGTCATCAAGAGTGAGTGGTATCAGCAGAATTGGGGTGATATTATTCAGTTAGATCGAGAGACTATAGAGGTTTTCGACAACACAAGATCAGGCTCCCGTCGCTGCTGTGCCTATCAAAACGCTATGGGATTCGGAGCTTCTGGTCATGGCGCTCTGATTCTGGACGACCCACACAATGTCTCTGAAGTTCTCTCAGACGAAGTACGAGCAAAAGACCTTCAGATATACGACCAAGGACTCTCGAACCGTATCTCAGCGGGAGCCTCAATCATACTCGTCTGTCAGCGGCTTCACCAGGACGATCTCACAGGGCATCTACTTGAGCGCAACCTTGGATTCGACCATCTAGTATTGCCCAACGAGTATGACAGTTTCACGCACAAGGTCACATCAATTGGCTGGTCTGATCCACGAGCCGAACAAGGTGATGGCGCACTTCTCTGGCCGCAGATCTTCGATGAGAAAGCGACTGAGGAGCGCAAGCTGAGTCTCGGTTCTCTCGCATACCAAGGTCAATATCAACAGCAACCAGTCGCAAAAACAGGCGGCATGGTGAATCCTGATTGGTTCAGAGAGTGGAATCAACACAATCTACCAACCGAATGGGACGAACACGTAATCAGTTGTGATCTCAGTTTTAAAGGTGGTAAGCAAAACGATTATGTGGTGTTTCAATATTGGGCACGGAGCAAAGCAGAGTTCTATTTGATCGATCAGTACCGTAAGCAGATGGATTTTGTTCAGACCGTCGATGCCTTTCAGATGTTCTGTGCAAAATATCCGCATGTGACAACCAAGCTGATCGAGGATAAAGCCAACGGACCAGCGATTATCAGTATGTTGCGTAAGGTAGTCAGTGGCATCATCGCAGTAGATCCCGGCAAGAACTCCAAAGAGAGCCGTCTATCTGCTGTATCGCCGATGATCGAAGCAGGAAACGTGTACATCCCGGAAAAGGCAACGTGGAAGGAAGACTTTCTCAAAGAGGTTATGTTATTTCCGAGAGCGAAGAATGATGACGTTGTTGATGCTATGACGCAAGCACTTTTGAAGATGGAGAAATGCCGCAAGCGAACGATCCAGTTTATTACTACCAGCATAATGTAGAAGATAAATAACCTACGTGACAAACCAATTTCCGCCAGAAGTAGACATCCTGGCAATCAATCAGACTCATCCAGATGTAACAGCCAATGCCGATCTTCTCGCACAGTTGAGATTGCTTTTCGTCGGCGGTAAGCAACTCAAGGACAACGGATCACGATTTCTTGTTAAGCGGCAGAAGGAGCTTGGAACATCGTACGTACAGCGTCTCAGCAAGCTCACATACACTAACATTATTTCCTCGATTGTCAGCTATTACACGAGCAAACTTTTCGAGAACAACCTTGAGTACGATTGGAAGGTTGATGGTGTAGCTGCTCTCCCGGCAGATACGGCGAAATACTACAAAGAACTACTCGAAGATTGCGACAACTCAGGGACATCTCTGGCACGCTTTTTTGAGAATGTCGCCGTCGAAAGTCTGGTATATGGGCGCTCGTACTTTCTGATCGATCTGCCGAAGCTGGCCGTAACACCAGTATCCCTCGCCGAACAAGAGGCATTAGGCGGCAATTCTCCATATTTTGTGCATGTCGATCCTTGGTCAGTCATCAATTACCAGAAAGACAAATACGGCAAGTTCGAATGGGTCGTACTGCATTCTCTCGATGTGGTTCAGAGCTTTCTTGGCACTCCGAAAAATGTTGAACGGTGGAGCTATTACGACAAGACGACCTATGCAGTGTATCAGGCTGAGTGGGAGCCAAACGCAAACAAGCCGACGAAAGCAACACTTGTCGATCTCGGATTACACGCCATGGCAGGATTACAAGAGGTCCCGCTGACTTGTGTTGAGACTGGTGATAAACTCTGGCTCGGTAATAGAGTGTTCCTTCCGTGTCTTGACCATCTGAACACGGAGAACTCTTACGGTTGGTCGCTTTGGTTGGCGAATAATCCTCTGCCTGTTTTCACTAACGGTAAAGACACTGAGGTTTCCGCAAACGTCACAGTGGCAGAGTACGCAGCAATTACTCTCCCGGCACCTGACAGCAAATTTGAGTACGTCGAACCAAAGGGCGAAAGCTGGAAGTCCACACAGGCTTATCTGGAATCTCTTCGTGAGAACATTTACAGACTTTGCCATTTGGTAGCACAAGGCAGATCTAGTCGAGCCTCTGCAACGGTGCAATCCGCAGTTAGCAAAGAGATCGACATGCAACCAGCAGCCGACGTACTCAATGTATTCGGCACTTTGATTCGCACAGCCATACAGGACGCACTTGAGGACATCGCAGAGATTCGCAACGACAACACAGCGGTTGACGTGCGTGGAATGATCTTCAGCGAGGATGTTGCACAAGCGCTTGCCGAACTGAATGCCCTGGTTGACTCGCTGAATATTCCCTCAGAGACATTCATCAAGGAAACCAGAAAGAAGCTCGTGCGTGCGTATCTGAAGGACGCCAATTCCGATCTTATTCAGCAGTGTATTGACGAGATCGAGACCGCACCACAAACACAAACAACAGTTACACCACCGACACTCGCAATGAATGTGACAGAAAGAGGCTCAACGCAGTAACGCAATGATTAAGACATTATTACTCCTTCTGGTGGCTGTGTATGCCTCTCATGCACAGATCACATCAATCCAAGGCTCTGATACGATTGCTGGATCTCGCACCACAATCAACAACAACTTCTCATATTTGGATCAACATAAAGCTGGTCTTGGTCAGTGCGACGCTCATAAATTTGCCGTGCAGACTCAAGTTGGCGGTATTGTCTGTGCGTCATTGCAGCTTGGTGATCTACCGACGATTACAACCTCCAACGTTGGCGAAGGGACCAATCTCTACTTCACGGCTGCGAGAGCGCAAGCGGCTTTGGCTGGAATGTACCAGATTCCTATTACTGGTGCTCCAAGTTCGTGGCCGTCTAGTTTTGTCCCATCCACACATGCAAGCACTCATGGTAACGCTGGCAGTGATCCTATCTCGCTCGATGCTTCGCAGATCGCTACAGGTATCTTCGCAATTGGCAGAATCCCGACAGGCACAACGTCTTCGACAGTAGCGCTTGGCAATCACAATCACAGCGGAGTGTACGAGCCTGTCATTAGTGCGGGTAGCTCAACTCAGTATTGGCGTGGTGACAAGACATGGCAGACATTGGATACCTCAATTGTTCCTGAAAATGGCAACCTGTACTTTTCAAATGCCAGAGCGCAAGCGGCACTTTCGGGCATGTACCAGAATCCTATTACTGGTGCTCCTGGTGCGTGGCCGACCAGTTTCAACCCATCTGCACACGCAAGCAGCCACGCAGCTAACGGTAGCGACCCAATTACACCGTCGAGCATCGGGGCAGAATCAACATCCAATAAAGGACAGGCTAACGGTTATCCGAGTTTGGGCAGCGATGGCAAAGTCCCGGCTAATCAGCTTCCATCCACGAGCACATCATCGCCTTACATTGGTTCATTCACATCTGCAACTACTGTGACGGTGACTGGAGCTACACATGGATATCAGACAGCAGCTTTGACGGTGACTTTCCAAGACAACTCCACACCACGCAATGTAATTTACCCAAACACGCTCACAATCAACCCAACCACTTATGACGTTGTAGCGACTTTTAGTACACCACAAACCGGATTTGCAATTGTGAATGGTGGTGTCGGAGCGCAAGGAAGTATGGGCACGTTGACGGCAGCGCAAAAAGTCAGAGTGTGTGAAGTAACTATCGGTGACCCTGGTGCTGGCTCTCCATTTCTCGCAAGTGATAACAACTCTCCATCGGTGTGTGGCAATAAGAGCGGACAAACAATGACTGTAACGGCTGTCGAGTGTTTTGCTAATGCAGGTGCTCCAACAGTACTCCCAATCATTACCTCTGGCTCTTCGACATCGTTACTCACAGGCGCTCTGACTTGTGGCACTAATTCATTTGCATCTGGCACACTCAACGGCACACCAACGCTGATAAACAACGCCAGTATCGACGCTAATTTTGCAACTGTTGACGGCACTGCAAAATATGTGGTCATGCGGTTTACCTTGACACTCTAATGCTAAAACGACTCTTTTTACTCTTCTTGATTCCTGTTTTGTTGTCTGCTGCTATTGGTTACGACAATACGAGCTACACGGCTGGTTCTGGCAATCAAGTATACACATGGTCTCACACAACGACTGGCACCAAGCTAGTGATGCATGTCGAGTGTGGCTGGTACTCAGGTGACACTAGTCTATCGAGTATCAGTTACAACGGAGTTTCGCTTACTCAGCTTGACCAGACTTCGGGAAGTGGTAATCGTCGCTTGGCACAATTTTACATGACTGCTCCAGCTACAGGCGCACATAACATTCAAGTCACATTTGCAGCACCATTAAACAACGCTTTTGAGGGTTTCTGGTGTGCTGCGGTGACCCTGAAAGGAGTTAACCAGACAAATCCAATTGACGCACACAGCATTGCGGTCATTGGTGGTGCTGCGGCTTTTGCGACGTTTAGTTCACCAACAATTACCGCCACAAAAAGCAATGACTGGTTGGTTGGCGGATGGATGTCGAATAACATGCTTTTGTTCAATGAAAACAATGGACAGACCCAAGCCTATAAATGTAATTTGTGTACGTCATCGCCTGTAGTTGCAGGTGATCTTGCTTATGCTGGTCCTGTGAGCGTTGGAGCTAATTCACTCTCTTGGACCATTGCACAAAATGATTCTATGAGTAACATCAGCACTGCAATCACAGCGTACCAACCCGACGCACCAGTAATACTCCCCGTAAAACATAAGGTGGTAAGACAATAAAATGAAGAAACTGATTCTCTTTTTCCTTCTGGTCTCGCTTGCCGTTGGTCAGATGACGACTAATGGTGGTCATAATTTTGTTGGCACCATTAGCTCAGACTTTCTTAGTATGCATATGGTGTTGGCTCCATCGTCAGCGCCAACTGCTACGGCTGGCTCTGCTGGTAGTGTTAATGGCGGTGTTGCGTATCTGGTGAGTTTTGTCACTGCATCTGGTGAGACACAACCATATGCGACAGCAGCATCGACGACAGCTTCAAGTCAGCAAGTAACACTGACAAACGTGCCTGTATCGAGTGATGTAAGGGTCATTGGTCGCAACATCTACAGATCGACCAACGGCAGTGCATATTATCGGCTTACAGTTAGCACAACAATCGCCGACAATACGACAACGATATATCTGGATAACAAAAACAGTCCAGACACAGCGACAGTTCCGACTTGGCACAACACCACTGGTGGCATTATTTCTTGGGGTGGCACGCCTGTTGTCTACATCGCTCAAAATGCTGACATCGGAATTGGTATTGGTGCTGCTGATGCGGCACAACAGGTAAAGAGTGTAAATCAACTCGGTGGATATAACCTTTTCCTTGGCAACTTGACTGGCAGTGCAAACACACTTTATTCCACAGCGGTCGGTCATGGTCCACTGTCATCGCTGCAACCTGCTTACGATGTATGGGGCAACGCTCATACATGCATGGGTGTTGTTGCATGTGCTGGTCTGACTTACGGTGGATATGACGTAGCTGTTGGTGGACATACGCTAAGAGCAGGCAACAACTACTCTCGCACCACAGCTATTGGAACTTTCGCTGGTTACTCCATGTCTCACGCCGATCATAGTTACGGCGGAAATACACTCATTGGTTTTGCTGCTGGCTTTGGCTTGCCGGGAAGCAATGCTGGATACGAAAACACCTTTATTGGCGACTACAGCAATGCAACGTCCAGCACGATCTATGGTGGCATCAATCCTGGTCAACCTGGAAGCTGCGCTCTCAATCACGACGTAACAACTGGCAATTACAACATTGGTATTGGTTTTTGCGCTGGTTTACCGTCTAGCACACAGCCGAGTAATTGCACATTCATTGGTAAGAATGCTGGCTGCTGGAATGGAAGTAACACAGCAAACATTGGTGGTCACGGAGCCGACGCACAGAGCTTTTTTGCATTTCACGTTTCTGGCGACGATGGTGGAGTAACGCCAAGTATCACATCTGGTTTTGGCACATCGCCAACTCTCGATTCTGCTAGCACTGACAACGCAGGACGCATCACGATTGGTTCTGGCGGATCAGCAACATCAGGCGTAATCACATTTGGTGGAACATGGCAGAATACAGCACCAGCATGTGTCGCTAATGATGAGACGACAGGATTGCAAGTTCGAGCAACAGCGACGACAACAACGCTGACAATTACAGGCGCATCAGCATTTGGCGCATCAGACAAGGTGACCTATCTGTGTATGGGTCTAAGAGGGTACTAATCTAATGCCTACATGGGATCAACTTAATCAGACATGGGATTCGGACACGGATACATGGGACGGAACATCTAACACTTGGGTCGCCGCAAAAGGGCGAACCATCAGAGTGGATGAGGAAACCAGCGGCGTTAACGTGTTTCCACCTTTACCACGGTTTTATAAAGATCCAAGCGCAACACTAGATTACACCTACGACTGGTCGGCGTGGCTGGAGACGGATACAATTGCAAGCGTCAATTGGACCATCCCGGCAGGAATTAAGACACTATCAAACCTCCAACCAAACTCAACGCACACGACTACACTGGCAACGGCGCTCTTGTCTGCTGGTGTTGCTGGACGCACCTACAAGCTCACATGCACTATCACGACTGCTGTTGGGCGAATTGACGAGCGTTCCTTTGAGCTTGTTATTCAGGGGAAATAAATAAGATTGTCGGCTTGAAGACATAAAACTCAAGGGCAGTAAAACATAACGGAGCCGTCACCGATAATGACGGGGAAACAAATGGCAGACAACGAAAACAACACCCAAGCAACACCACTCACAGCAGAAGATATCGCCAAGATCGTGGACGGCAGAATTAATAACTTCGTTCATTCATCGAAGACTGATATTGCAAAACTGCGTGAACAGGTAGGATCAATCAGCACAGCAATCGAAAGTTTCAAACCGCAGCCGACGACGGAGCAAAAAACAGAAGGCACAGCGGCACCTGATCCAAGAATTGCAGTCCTAGAACGACAGATCAAGGAATTGACAGCATCTAACGAAGCAGCCACAAAGAAAGCAGAACTAGCTGATCGAGACACCGCTCTCAATCGTGCTTTGGCTGGTTATCAGTTTGCCAATGAAGCGTCTCGTACAACGGCGTTCAAGGTATTCGGCGACGAGATGCAGAAGCTCGAAGACGGCAAGTACGCAATCGGTGACCAACCGCTCGAAGATGCTGTAAAGGTTCGCATGGGTGATTTGAAGGGCTTACTAGCTCCGCAGCCGATTACAGGCAGTGGAGCATCAAAGACGGTCTCAACACCTTCATCTGGTATCCCGGAGATTAAAGCAGGGATGACAAGAGAAGAGATGCAGATTGTGGCAAATGAATTACTCAAGATGGCGTAGGACTAAATAATATTCGACAGTCGTGCCTGTGGACATAAAACACAGGGGAAGTACGGACAAAACGACAACAGGTAACAAAAACAATGACTACAGGCTTCAATACTTCCGCAGAGTTTGCATCACAGGTTGTAAAACTATTTGCGGCACAGGCACTCGAACCTCTTCAGAAAACCCTGAAGATGGGTTCTATCATCAATCGCAAGTGGGATAACCAGCCGGGAGCAGTGGGCGACACTGTTAACGTTGCTGTCCCTCCAACAACTGTCGTGGCTAACGACATCTCTGAAGGCAACGCCGTTCAGTTCCAACAGACCGCTATTAGCACCGTCGCAATCACGGTGAATAAGCACAAGGAATCCAGCTTCACGATCCCGGATGTGTCTCAGTTGCTCACCAACGTGTCTCTGTTTGACACCTATGTGAGACCGCATGTGATTGCAATGGCAGAACAGATCGAGAGTGACATCTTCGGTCTTTACACAGGGCTGACTACTCCCGCAGTCGGCGCACAGGGTACGGCTCTGACGAGTGCTGTTATTGGCTCGGCTGAAACTGCTCTGTACAGTGCCAAGGCATATGGAGACAAGTATCTTGCTCTGACTCCTGCTGACTACGACGTTGTTCGTGCGTTGCCGGAATTCAGCAATGTGTACCAGATCGGCTCTGATACGATGGTTTCTCAAGCTCTCGCAATGGGTGTGCTCGGAAACATCAAGGGCTTTAATGTCTTCCGTAGCCAGTTGGTGCCGATTGCAACGACACACTACAACATCGCATTCACCCCGGATGCTATGACTCTGGTGTCTCGTCCGTTCGGCGCAATTCCTCCGGGTATCGGCGCTGTGTCGGCTGACATCGTAAGTCCAGGTGGATTCGGAATGCGTCTGGTGTGGTCGTACAACGCTCCATACCTCGCTCAACAGTGGACTCTGCACGCCCTGTACGGCGTCCAGGTGCTTCGTCCGACCTTTGGTCTGCAAGTGAAGAGCTAGTTTCTAGCCAGCAAAAAAGACTTTGCCGCATGGTCTCTCAAGGATCATGCGGCATTTCTGTTTAGGTGATAAATAATCTTAGGTCCGAAGATACAAGGGACAACACAAAATGCAAAACAAAATCCAGATCGAAAATCAGAAGAAATCCGCCATTGCACGCCAACTCAATCCAGAGAACGATCCGAACAAGACTGTGTGGCTCATTTCCATCGAGAACGAGGAATATGAGATGCCAGCAGGTTTGATGGTCGAAGCAAAGGTTGGTATCGGCGCACAGGGCGGTAACGTAGGAGCCGCAGCAGAAGCAATCGCCAAGAAGACTCACAGAGTTGCCACACCAGCAGAGGTCGAGAGATTCCTTGTCGAAGAAGCGGCTCGGCGTGAAGATCTCATCAAAGCAGAGCAAGCCCGCAAGTTGGCAATGAACGTCAAGATCCAGCAAGACCCTGAACTGTTGCAGATCCTTGTTGCAATGGCGCAGAAGTTGACGGAAGAAAAATCAGAACAGAAGAAGGGTAAATAAATGCTCTACACAGACCGTGACTGCCTCACAATTCAGGATGTAGTCGCAATTGATCCAGACGTACTCGAAGTTGCCACGGCTGAGAACATTCCAACAGAAGGCGACAACAGTTTTATTCACCAAGCCGTTGAAGAGTGTGGATCGCAGTTAATTGCTGAGTTTCAGAACTTCTCTTACAACTTCGACCCACACAACTTCGCTATTCAGGCTGGTTTCTACGGCGCTCTGGGATATGACGCCACACCATTCCCACGAATCAAGCTCGGAATGGTCGTAGTTGATTCCGCCGATAACCTGTACGCATCGCCATTAAAGCGGTATGTGACCTTTCTGGCTCTCCGCAACTTCTACAACGTCGCATCGAATCGTAAGCTAGACGACAAGTATCAGGCGAAGATGAACCAGTTGGACAAGGACATCAAGAACAAGTACCTTCGCAATTTTCGTGCATCTGGCTTACCTGTTGTCAACTATCCAATTCCCTGTCCTGGTGCGAAGTATGAACTCAACCAAGGCATATGGGACGACTCAAACGTCACAGCGGTTTCAGGTGGATCGACAACAGGAGACACATACGACGTTGCTATTACATGGGTCACAAACGTAGGTGAATCAGGACCGTCCGAGACAATCACTCTCACGGTGCCAGATAACAGTGTGATTGCCGTTGATATTAGCTCTCTCAATCAACCACAAGGAACAATGGCGTGGAAACTCTTTGCTGGAAAAACTGGCAATACGATGTTCTTACAAGAGATCACCAGTAACGGTATAAGCAGTGTCACTTTACCTTCTTCTCCTGTGCTGCGTGGCGAGATTATTGGTCGTGGTCAGCCAAGAGACGCAAATCTGACGTTTATCAATCTCTTCAATCGGGCGTAAAATGGCTCAACTCGTAGACCTCTCTCAATGGCTGGAATCTCTCCCTGACAAGCTGCAACCAACACAGGGAGAGCTTGCGATGGCTGCTACAAAACAGATTGAGAGGATCAAGTCCCGAACATCAACAGGTATTGGCGTCGATGGTCAACCGTTCGCCGATTATGCACCAGCAACGAAGAAGTCTCCACCAGTTGATCTATTCAAGAGTGGTCAGATGTTGGGCAGCATAACGCAGGAATCAACTGACACAGAGGCACACATCTTCTTTGCTGATCCTGATGGTGAACAGAAGGCAAGATATCACAAATCAGGAACCTCGAAGATGCCGAAGCGAGACTTTTTCGGTGTGTCATTAGCAGATAGAGAGGAGATTGTTTCAGACATTCGGGAGCAAATCTTCAACCGAGTAAAAAATGGTTAGTGTAACAAAAACAGTTCGGGACAGTATCACATCACTTGTCGCCGATCCCTCAGTTGGTTTCAATCCGACACTTGTGAAGGTGTGCAACGATTACAACGTTCAGCCGTTTTTAATCGACTTTTCAAACAATTCCAGGAACTTCTTTGCAGGCTATTATGGCGCAAAGGCGATTATGGAGACTACTAACACAAAGTTTCCGTTGATCTGCCTTTACACCATCAAGTCAACGAACACCAATCAGCAAAAGTTTCAGGTCTTCTCTGGTACAATTCTGCTCGGCATTGATGTGTATCTGTCATATGGTAAGTCGTCAGCATTTGGCAACACAGATCTGTTAGCTGATGCCGTCGAAGACACGATATACAATGTGTTCAACTCAGAAGCGAATTACGGCTTCTACAGTGCTGCATCAGGCGACCTCGAATATAACGGTGATATCAGCGTCACCAGATCATCTCTAACAAAAGACGCTTACAACTGGTTGCAGGCTCTCCAAGTACGTTTTACGGTGGACTTTTTTGCCAGCTAAATAACTCATGGAATTCACTGTCGCTTGTCGGCAGTCATAGAGGCTTTAGATGGCAAAATACTCACTGAATCGACTTGTGCGGGGTTACATGGCACCGCAGACGAGTCACACAGCGGCAGCAACAGTAACAGGAAGCAACTATTTCCTTTGCAATAAACTTTCTCTTGAAACAGTCACGCAGATGATCCGTCGTGAGGATATTACCGGGTCTCTGACTGATTTGCCGGGAATCATTGGCAGACGCAGCGGCACATGGAGCATTGACGCCGACCTGACAGGTAGCGGCGCTGCTGGCACACCTCCGTCTCTCGATCCGTTGTACGCATCGCTCTTTGGTCAAACGGCGACGGTAAACGCAGGAACCAGCGTTGCATACAGCCTGTGCGACGATGCCAAATCCTTCACCCTTTACAAGTACGTCAGATCCAGCGACGGTACGCCAACAACGGCTCAGATCGGTTTTGGCGCTGTTCCTCGCACCGTGTCTTTCTCGTTGGGACAGGATCTCGCCAAGGTCAGTGCTTCTGGTGATTGCTTGTTTGTGATCGAGAACGACGTATGGGGAAATCTCGACACGTCCATGAAGGGCGGTCTCGCCAGCTTCCCGGCTGAACCGTCAACGCCGTCGCAAAGCTCGGTTGCAATCGTCGGCTTCACTGGCAGCATCACACTGGACAGCCAAACGCAGGTATCTCTCAAGTCGGCTGGTGTCACGATCAATACTGGCAAAGCGATGGTGTACAGTTTCGGCGGGTACATTCCAAACGATTGGGAGTCTGACATGAGAAGCATCAGCATGAGTCTGACTCTGGACGACGATAACGGCACTGCCCTGGCTGATCTCAAATCAAAGAGTTTTCTGGGCAGCACGATTGAATGCGACTTGCAGATTGGGACAATTGCAGGTTCGACATGTTTGCTGACGCTCAAGGGTGTTCAACTTTCTCAGTTCAAATACTTGGAAGGCTCTCGCAGACTCCAGGTGAGCTTCGATGGCTCGATTGCACACGGCACTAACCCTGCTGCGTCCAGTAATGATGCTCTCGCAATGCTCTGGACCTAAACGCAACTTAACTCACACAAGGCTCCACAGGTTTACCGATCTATGGAGCCTAAATGTTTCTGACTATGAAAATCCTAACAAGCGAAGTAGTTCCATCCACATTGTATCCAGACGTAAAGTATACCTTCCGCAAGTTCTCCCAAGCGAGACATCTCAATTTTCAGAAAGACACCGCAGAAGCTCGTTTCAGGCTCCGTAAGATGGTCAAAGAGCTTCAATCATTAGAGCCAGCACCAGGACAAGAAGCTAAAGGAGAAGACCTTCTAAAGTTTAACAACCTTAGCGACGAGATTAATATGCTTGTTGGTCAAGAGATCAACCCGAAGTGGATCAAGCACTATCTCAAATCCATCGAAGGGTTGGAGTTTGACGACGCTCCAGCCACAGTTGAGACATTCCTCAGCGATGCTCCTGCCGACATGTATCAAGAGTGCATCCAGTTAATTCAGAAAATGGCTGAACTCACACTCGAAGAATCAAAAAACTCTCAGTAGGCTTTCATTTTGGTCGTACTGGCGGCTGGAACAAAGACGCTTACAATTGCGACCACTGCAAGCAACACGGTCTGTACGCTGGCCGAAATTGCAGATACTTCCCCGATCACAATAACCCGAAGTATAAGTGGGAGCCAACATACGAGACAGCCAAAGGAGTCCCGTTCTTTGTAGACGATGTATCCTGCGATGAGTGTCCAGTGTCGTACATCACAGGTGACACACAACAACTGATCCAGATAGACGCAATGGCAAAGCTGGCGAAGGATGCGACAGGGGCATCCTTGTACGGGCCTGATCTGTCGAAATGGCCGTCTCGTGAGGTCGAAGCTCTCACTGTGCTCCAGTATGAGCACAATCGAGTAGAGAACGCACGAATCGAAGCAGAGCGTGAGGAATAGCTTCGAGTTTTTCATAAATAAGTCAGGTATCAACCTCTATGTTCAGTCCCTCCGACTCTGTAGACATTCTTCTCCGGGCAAAAGTAAGTGGCATCGAAGAAACGAAGCAACTCGAAAATATAATCAAAGGTTGCGACGTAAACTTCAAGCTGTTTAACGACACTATCAAGTCTCTCGAAGCCACGATCAAAGCCAACACAGCAGCAGTCCAAGCAAATACTACTGCCTTCAATGAGGTCGGTTCGGCTGCTCGTGGTGCGGCTGGTGGTGTAGGTCAGTTCGGTGGATCGGTTCGAGCAGCTACTACCGATCTTCGCATGATGGATGGTTCTTTCCCGATTCGTGCTGCTGGTGCCTTTCTCGCACAACTCAACGCAATCGCTCCAGTCTTGCAAACGATCTTCTTCATCGGTGGTGCTGGCGTATTGATTAAAACCTTTGACGACATCATTGAAAAAGTGAAGTCGTGGAAAGACGCTCACGATCCTGTAATTCAGTCGCACAAAACCATCGTCGGTCTGCTGAACCAAGAAGCAGAACAGTACGCCAAAATCAATAAGATGGCTCATCAGCTAATGCTTGATGAGTTCGAGAGAGAGCATGGACGTGCGGCACGTTTACAACGGGAAGCACGAGATTACAAGGATACTATCAGTCTCGACAGGGCAGCGACGACAAGATTCAATGACCTTTCTACTATTCTAGACCCAATCGCCACGTCGGGCAGCAAGATGCTTCCTGTGTACTCGGACAGCAATAACCCTGACACATTTGTCGGTGGTGTTGGTGGAATCAATGGTCTGAGTCTCGCTAACAGAGCAAAGGCAGAGTTCGCCAACATCGGTGTCAAGATCGACCCTGCACTTCAGAGAACTCTTGATACAGTCGCTTCGATGACAGAAGGCGGCATCGTGACTCCTGCACAGATTGAAGCAGCCAAGGGACTACAACAGGCTCTCAGTGTCGGTTGGGAGATGGCTCAGAATCAACTCGACCTAGACCTGTTGAAACAGAAAGGTCTGACTGAAGAAGCTGGTTTAGCGGGTCTTAAGGAATCCGGTTTTTATCGGTGGAAGAACGCAAGTAAGACGAAATTTGCTGAAGGTAACGCACGTTGGTCAGAGCGTGAAGACAAGCAAGCAGGAACTAAGTTGGACCGTGAGCTTGCACAACTCGTCTCAGGTAGTAATGCAGACGAAAGAGCAGACGCCAGAATCTACGGTAAGGAGTTTCACGAATTTGCTGGTGATCTTTCTCATCGTCTTGGTTTGATGGGTATGGGTGCTGCAATCCCATTTGACAGCGCCGGGTACGAATCTATTGACGCATACCAAGCACGGATGCAACATCAGGCTCGAATGATCGGTCTGACGGCTGGTCCAGGTATGGAGTACGCTTCATCCTCAGCAGAGCATAACATCAACTTACAAGAGATCAGTACAGTCTTTGATCGTTTAATTCGTACTGCTCCAGATTTAGAAAAAGCGAAAGAACTACAGGACCAAAAGGAACTCGCTCTCAAGAAAGAAGGCTACAGCTACGAAGAGAAGATTGCAGAACTTCGAGAGCAAGAGCGCAAGAAGTACGAAGAGATGGCAGGACAGGTCTTCGATGCTTTGACTGCTCGTCATGGTGGTGGGATCGGCGGCTTTCTGAAAGGTCAAGGGACGATCATTGAGAGGCAGATGTTCGTCAATATAGCCGATATCATTCGTGAAGATCTGAAGAAGATACACATGGGGGATATGATCGGTGGACAGACTACCACCGACGCAAACGGCAATACACAATACACAACGCTTGGCAAGATCCTACGTGGCACTCCGCTTGGTGTCGATCCTGCGAAGCTGGCGACCAACGCTAACACATCTGCAACCGTCCAGAACACAGCGGCTACAGTTGCTCTGACAAATGCCCTGGCTGCTTCTCGTGCATCTGGCGGATTCTCTGCTGCGACTGGTGGTTTCAGTGGCGTCGGCGGCTTCAGTGGCATCAACATCAGCGGTCTCGGCGGCTCTCCATCTAGTTCGGAGCTTGCGGCTGCTGGTGTTGATTCGTCCACAGTTGCAATGCTGAACAACGTCGAAACAGGGCCGAATGCTGGTGGAGGATTCTCAACGATCTTTGGTGGTGGTTCAGGATCGGCCTTCAAAGCAAACTATCTTGGTGCTGGTGCTGCTCTCGCTGGTGGTGCTCTTGGCGCATATGCAGGATTCAGACGTGGTGGTACTCAGGGCGATCTGTCTGGTGCTGCATCTCTGATCGGTGGTGTGACGAGTGCGCTGTCGATGGTTTCCAAGAGTCTTAACTTCCTCGGACCTGTCGGCATGATCGCTGGCATTGGTCTTGGTTTCATCTCGTCTCTGTTCGGTAATTCGGTAGAGAAGCGAGAAAACCAAATCCAGAATATTATCTCAGGCAGTTGGGATCGTTTACCGCAGCAACAAACAAAAGAGTTCGACATTTCAGGATACACGAGCAACATTACTGGTCCTGGTAAAGCTGGCACGGTCATCAACAACTACAACAGCAATGTGAATCTCAATGCTCTAGATGCAAAATCGATTGTTGATCGTTGGTCTGATATCTCATCGGCAGTCCAGATCGGCGTAGACCACAATCACAGCGTTGTAGATTCGATCCAGCAAGTAACAACGAGACGATAATGGCGAACTTTCCTCAAATCTCCTCTCGACGTGCGATGCTCTATCCTTTGGAGCGAACGAACAAATGGATAGTAAGAGTCCAGCAAGCAACAAATGACAAGGAGCAGCGTTGGGTGTCTCAGCTTCCCAAACAGGAATTCAATTTGACGTACACACAGATCGACGGCTACTCTGTGTCGGTCATTCGTGAGTTCTTCAATTCGATTGGTGGAGCAACCTCGAACACTTTCAGTCTTGACCTCGGAATCGACCCCGAGACTGGAGTGAATCAGCATTGGGATAACCTTGTGTTCGTTGATGATGATATTGCAGTCACACACGCAAAAGCAAATCTCTTCAACGTCTCAATGAAGGTTCGACAGGTGAGATAGATGTCAGTCACATACTTCCCCTCGATTAGCAACGGCATCATCACACAGACTGGATTCTCGTCTACTGCTGCCTTCTTAAATTCCAAAACAGATATGGAGTGCGGCGTCCGTTGGAATTACAGTTGGCGCACGAATCCGCTTTACTCCTGGACGCTGGAGTATCCGTCAATCACCAGCACAGAGGCAAAGGTGCTGGAAGATTTCTTCATTTCGATGTGTGGGAGATTCGGCACGTTCGTCTTTCTCGATCCCTCTGGAAATCTCGTACCACAGTCCGAAAGCTTCGCCAGTGGTCAAGCCGATCCGTTTGGTGGGACCAGAGCAGGAATCGTGAGCGACCTCAGTGCTGTTGTTCTTCCGGCTGGTGGTGCATCTGGTATTACGCTCTGTACGTCTATTTGGGTTCAGCCATCGTCAACAAGTGTGTTCACAATCGGCTTCTCAGGCTCTATAGGCACCGTACAGGCTCCTGGTGGTACATGGACAAGGATCTTCCACAGCGGCGTCGTAAGCGGTTCTGGTGCGATCTCTGCGACTGTCGATGGTCCGTCATGTCCGATGTTTGGTTTTAGCTGCACTCCTACTAACGGTCCTTTTGCCTATTCCAAGTCGCCTGAAGGGTACGGTTATCATCCCTCCGTTCGGTTCGATCAAGACTCCTTCCAGGTCAAGTATGTCGGTATCAAGCAGAATTCTGTCAGCTTGAAGCTCACTGAATTCGCACAGTAGCGGCTCGTTTCATAAATATCTTTGTCAGCAGGGCATTTCTTTGCCCACCGTGTCTCATGCCAAGTCTCATTAACATTTCAACTTACAAAGAGCAGTCACAGACAGCACAGCCGCTAATGCTTGTCGAGATCAACTTTAGTGACGGCTCCGTACTTCGTCTTTCCTCTCATGACCTCCGCAATAGCACAACAGGCATTCAGTACAACGGCTTCGACTACATGCCACGGATCGTCAATAGTGACACTGCGGCTACTCAGGCTCTTTCGTCGCTCGGTGCTGATGTCATCCCTTCCATTACGTTGAAGTTGGCTGATCCTGATCGTACCTTATGGCAACAGTATGAAAAGACCAAGGGTTTCACTGGTGCTCTGTGTGTCTGCCGCTTTGTCTTCTTCGACGTAGTAGCTAACCAGTTCAGCAGTGATTCGAGGATTCCATTTGTCGGTATCTGCGAAGCTCCATCCAATGATGACGAGACGCTAACAATCAAGGTCACCAGCAAGATGAACATGGCAAAGACCTCATTGCCTTGGTGTAAGTTCCAACGCAACTGCGGATGGAACTACCCTGACACATCTGATCTGGTTGATTCCAGCGGCAACTATCTGAGTACGGCATGTGCGAATGAAGCAGCAGCAAGATTCCAAGCGGCTGCTGATGACAAATCTTCGTCTTGCTGGAATTGTGGTTACAGTCCAACAGCGACAGGCGGCAACGCAAGAGGCAACCTCGACGCAAACGGCAAGCCATACACAACATGTGATAAGTCTCGTGCATCATGTCTCGCTAGACTTGGCAACGGAAACGACATCACCAAAGATGGTTCCAATCGTCGCACAGCTAGATTCGGTGGTATCAGTTGGCAAGTCCCAACCAGTTGGAGCGGCACACCCTACGGTTCAAACAAGGCAAGTAACTGGAACCCGAACTGGAATAACGATACAGTCTATAACCAATATCTTCCAATCGTCTACGGCACGGTAATGGTCTATCCACCTGTGCTTAATTGCGTTGGCGAAGCAAACAGCACGAGAGGAGAAGCAGTTGTCAGTTACGGTCCTCTGTTGGCGATCTACAACGTCAACGTCAATGACCACGACTTACCACAAAGCGGAGGAATCTCTTTTGACGGTAGCAGCCTCGGTGCAACGCCGGGTGTAGATCCTCTTCATCGTTTCTCGCTCATCACCACAGGAGACCGCACAGGGAATCTTATCAATGATGCTGGCTTTAATGGGGCGAATGGTGATCCAGATCCACACGGAGGAATGTGTTTGGTCGAATGGGTCATCTTTGCTGCTGAAGGTAGCTCTGCTTCTCCTCCGACAATCCGAATGGTTGTTGGCGGTAATAAGGTGCCATCGTTCTGTGCTTTCACTGGCATCAGCAGTGGACATCTCAGCCTATCGAACAATTTGCTGTGGGGAGAAGGTACTGATGTCACTATTCTTGGTACAGGTAATGCCAACCTCGATGGTAAGACCTTTAAGACGCTCAACAACAACAACACAGGTTTTGACTTAGTTGGGACGACGGAATCATCTGGTCCTGGCTACTTCGGCGGCTCAACAATTGACCGCAACCAGAATCTTGGCACCACCCCGACAGGACTAGCCAACAGTGACAACAGCAACGTCACTCAGCAGTTCATTTCAGGTTTCGGTGCAAATCCTATTTGGGTGCTGATGGATGTAATGATTCGTGCTGGTTGGAATTATACCGACTTTTACATTCCAGATTGGATCGCAGCAGCAAACATTTGTGACCGCCAAATCACAAGGTCAGACGGTTCGACAGGTCCATTGTTCTCCACATCGCTCGTGTTGAAAGATCCCAAATCTGTATCAGAGATTGTGCGAGGTCTCCGTCTATCATGTCGTGCAACTCTAGCTCCAGCAAAGAGCAATGGAGCATTACTTGGTGTGCAGATCGACGGGACACTAGGAGACCAGCAGCCAACAGACATCCCGGAATCCAACTATCACACAGCAGTGTCATCGGTAGATTATGGCGGCAACCTGAAGAGTGGATATGTCGCATATAGATTTTCGGATGACGACGGAACGATTCTGAGAAAAGGCAAGAAGTCCAGCTTTCAAACCGTACAACAGCCGATCAACCAGTCATACAACAGCGTCTCGTTCTCGTTTATGGATTCACAAAATTCGTTTGTCGAGGATGCTATTACAGTGCGTGACTCACAAGCGATCAACAATGTCGGCCAAGAGGTTTCGTACAACCTACCTGTGCTTGGTTGCAACACATATGACATGGCTCAGAGAGTTGGCTCCTGGTTCATCGCTTCCAAGCTCGAAGGTAATCCACGAGGAGATTCAGGCGGGACTTGGACGTTCAAGTTTGACACCAGCTTCAGAGCGATTCATCTGAGAATTGGTGACATCATCATGGTCAATTCTGTGCATGATGGCATTTCTAACGTTCTTGCACGAGTCACCGAGATTGTAACATCAACGAATTTTGAGACGCTTAGTATTTCTGCGACATGGCACCTGGACGAATGGTATCTCGACACGTACGGCACAGCGTCATTCTCATTGGCTCCAGTCATTGCGGCGTCACTTGTCAGACCTCCGCTTCCGTGGATTCCCAATCAGGCGACTCCTGTTAATACTGCTGACCCCTTTGGACAGAATAAGACTTTTGACTTGTCGCAGACCTACAAGAATCAGAACGGAGACGTGCAGCCACAGATCGTCATCAACGGAGCCGTACAGTCAGGTCAGATGTCATCACAAGTGGTCCCTCCGCTATTCGATATGGTTCCAACCTTCACTTCTGGTGGCGGGACGATTCAGGGCGGCTACAATTACGCTCTCGCAGTCTGTACCTACGACGCAAACGGCAATTGGTCAGCACCATCCAATGTTTCTAATGTCCAAATTCCAGCGGGTTTGAACAACTACACAATCAAGCTGACAGGTTTCAACTGGCAAGAGCGTGTTATTGCTGGTTCGCCTGTTACTCCATCTGGTTATGGCATCTGGATGGGGACCAACAATAACAATATGACCCTACAAGCAAGCAATACGAGCCTTGATGACACACTGACCCTGACCTCATATTCGACAAATGGTATCGGTTTGTTTGACCCGCAGTACGACAAGTTCAATGCCAAGATATTCCAAGGTCGTCACACAGGCAGCATCGGCGCTCAGATCACGGCGAGTGGCGTAACAACCTCGACCATCAAAGCCGCTGGTAGTACATGGGCGACCAACTGCTTTGCAAATCGAGTCGTAAGTATCATCGGCAAATACGGCTCTGGTCTTTTACCTGTCATTAATTTCAAAATTACATCGAATACTTCTGATACCCTCACAGTCGCAGGAAATCCGCAAGCGGCAGGTGTGACTGATGGTGACCTGTTTGTGGTTCGATTCGGTGTTTCATCCTCGACAAACAACAGCGTGACGGATAACGCTTTGGACGGTGCGACTCAATTTGACACAAACTCTGAAGCGGGAAAGCTGTTGTGGATCACCGAAGGTAAAGGAGCAGGGCAGACGTACATCATCGCATCGAATACAGGCGACACAATCAGCATCAACGGCGAGTTTACGATTAAACCAGATTCAACGTCATCTTGGATCATTACAGAGCCAACTGTCTATGATTCGCAAGACTCAAAGTCAATGCCAATGACCATGGATGTTGCAAATGAATCAGGCTCTACAGTCGTTGTCAGAGTTGATACTGTCGATCCTACTGGTCAAGTATGTGTAACGAACCTTTCACCGTGGAGAGACATTTACATCTTCGGAGCCATGGGTACACGAATTGTTCTTCCAACAGCCGATCCAAATTACACCGCAGCAAACTCTGGTAATCAGACGGTAAATGATGGTCGTCTTCTCTGTGACGCAACCCACGGCAACATCACCGTTAACTTGCTGGCGGATACCTCGGCGATGAAAGACCAAGAGCTTGTCATCACCAAAACCGACTCTTCAACCAACACTGTTACGATTGCGACAAATACCGTCAACAGCGACACTTTCCGTGATCCACCAGGAGCAACGACGCTCACTCTCAGCGACCAAGGAAAATGCATCACTCTCAGGTTCTAATATATGGCAATTATCGACGTAATCTCTATCACAGGTGGCTCACAGCCGATTACTTCTGGTGGCGGGGCAACGGGACAAGCACCGAATATCACTTCTGCGACGGCGACGGTGAATTACTGCGTAGTCTCAGATCAGAGCAGTTTCTATTTCTCTGGCGTAATCACTTTACCTACAGGCGACAGTAAATATAGTTCCCTCAAATCCATTTCTGTCATTGCAACAACAGGAACTAATCAACAGGGCTTAGAGGTTTGCAGACTGTTTGGTCCCTGGAATGGCTCTACTGTCAGCTTCACTGGCATTTCACAGCCAATGCCGCCTACAACGCAGACATGGGCGCTGACGTTCCTTGCGTTGGATGATGCAAGTGTCGCCGCAAGTGGTCCGTATCAGATCACTGGTCTTACTGTGCAGGCATCGGCAATTACGGCGGTAACAGCAAGCGCAAGCGGACTGAGTGTTGACCAAAATACGAGACTGGTTAGCACAACGGTGTCTTTCATTCCGACGTTCGCTGGAAATATCGTGCCACAAAATGTCAGCTATTGGGTATCGAGTTATGACGATCAGACCAAATGGACTTATATCGGTTGGTCAATGTATACCTCGGTGGGAGCTTCTGTCTCGTTCAGTCGCTTGGTTCCAGCTTCCCAACAGACGTGGAAAGTAGCCGTTGCTCCTCAGACAGTCGGCGGTACAGGTGGTGCGACGATCCCAAGTAGTGCACTTCCATCTAATGTGGTCATCAGTGCAGGATTTTCTGTGGCGGGTTTGCAGTTGCCCTCTGCGAATGGTGTGACCAATGCATCAATTCCTGCTGGTTCTGGCGGCAACAATCCGTACAACCAAGTCAGACCAGATGGATCACAGTACGTCTACATTCCCCCGATTACTTACACCGACCCAAGCAACGATCCTAATGCGTTTTTCATTCGTACAACTTGTCAATGCGTCGATAGTAGTGGTAACCCTGCTCCTGCAAATCAAGGTGGTACAGAGGTTGCTCACGGCGGTACACAGGTAACTGGCAGCACACATCTCGATAATACAGACGGATTGATGTTTGACTACAACCCGACTGGCTCTCCATACACGACGATGCGGTTTCGTGTTTACTCATGTAATAGGCAAAACATGAGCACTAATAGTTTTCAGGATTCGACGTGTGCTGTGTTGCAACATTGCTGGAGTGGTGGAGCAGATCATTACGACGTGTACTTTGGTCCATTTCCAACAAGCACCAACACTGATACTGGTCCTACTAACTTACTCGACAATGCTGGATTTGAGAGCGGTTTATCAACTTGGATCAACATCAACACACTCCCTGGATACACGACATATGGCAACATGGGCACGAGTACAGTTGCTCATTCAGGCGGTCATAGTGCATCATTTACTGCTCCGACTCAAGGACAGAACAGTTGGGTCTACCAGGAAATACCGTGTAAGGTTGGTGATACTTTTTACGCAGAAGTCTATGTGCAATCGTCGGCTAATGCAGCTAGTGTAGGATGTCTCTCGTATTGGTTCATGGACAGTTCCGGTAACATGCTATCAAACGGGTCGCTGTCATCGTCAGGTGCGTCGGTGTCATGGGTCAAACTATCAGGCTCAACGTCGCAAGCTCCTGCTAATACCTACTCTGTTAGGATTTTTGTCGGGACTAATGGAGTACCCAATGTTAATGACTCCTGGTATTTTGACGATGCTGTATTGAGATTGCAGACACCGTCGGTGTTGCCACTCTACACCGACCCCAACAACAATGTTACTCTGCCATCGACCAATATCTCCAACATGATAATCAACGGAGATTATGAGGCTGCACCAACGGCAGCAAATCCGATACCAGCATGGACGATACAACAAGGCACCGTCTCGTTAGTCGCAAATCAACCTACCCATGCACACACAGGCAGTAACTTTCTCTCGCTCACAGCCAACAGTGGTGGTCTTGCGTCAGTAGTTGAGACCAATTTTCACATCGTCAAACCAGGAGAACAATATTACGTCGAAGGATGGGGTAGTGCAGGTGCGGGAACAACAGGCGCTCTTTCCTTGAACGTTTTTTATTATCAAAATGACGGGACGTACCTTTCCGCCGATACACAGGCACTTCACGGCAACGGCAGCGCACAGGTCTGGCAGAAATTATCCCTGACTATCACTGTCCCATCTAATGCGTCCAAATTAGTCGTAGGATGGGGAGTCTGGTCAGAGACAAATGGTAAGAGTTGGTACGTTGACTCCACATGGCTAAGTCCAGCGACGAGTGTGGGACCCGGACTAACACCAGACGGCGACGGCGGCGTCAAATCCGGGAATGACAACACCAGCAACTTAGTGCTCAACCCATCGTTCGAAGATGGCGTCTCTCACTGGATTTTAAGCAACGGAGCAACACCACCTATTGTTGCATCGTCATCAGCACGCACTGGCAAAAATGTTTTTCAGTCATCATCGGATCAACTAATGTATGGTGACTGGATTGCGTGTAAGCCCGGAGAAAATTATTACTGCGAAACGTGGGTCATGGGGCAAAGCGGTAACAATGGTGTGTTTGTGTTTGCGGTTGCGTATGGTGACAAAAACAAAAACGAAATAGACGGTAACTGGTCTTACGGTCCTTATACTTACGCTGTCGCATCTGGTTATGCTGGCGTTTGGACAAAATATTCGTTTAACCTGACCATTCCAACATCATTATCTGGTGTCACGTGGATGCGTCCGCAAATACAGACGTACACACAGACAGCAGGAACAATAATGGTGGATGATGTTACCATCAAACCGCAACTGACAGGTCCAAATATTTTCCCGGATAGCAACGGTGGTGCTGGTCTGCCAACGAATAACTTAAGCAACTTAGTGCTCAATCCTGGTTGGGAGACTGGCGACTTGACAGGATGGATCGACAACCAAGGCTCTTGTTATGCACAATTTGCTCCTGGTGGTTGTTATTCGGGCAACTTTTATGCGGTGCTGAGTGGTGGGTCGGGTAGTGTCGGTGAGTTGTTCGAACTCAACAGCCACTCTTGCAAACCAGGAGATTCTTTCTACGCCGAGGCTTGGATATTTTTGCCTAACGGTTGTCCAGGTGGAGCAGGAATTTACATTTACTGGTACGACCACAATAACACCTACATGTCTCCTGCGTCTGGTCCAAGTCATTATACGGTGACGCAAAATGCATGGACGAAAGTATCTCTGACGGCAACTGCTCCTACTGGTGCGTCATACTGTCGAGTGAGTGTGTATTGCTCGAATATGACCACTGGATCTTACGCAGTATGTGACAGCGTTCTTCTCAAACCGCAAACATCAACTGGAAATGGTACAGGTCCAGATGGCAACGGTGGAGTTCAGATCATTCTGCCCACTAACTCTGAATTCAGTTTCGATTCAAACGGCAATCTGGTGATGACAAATGTGGATATGAGTAAAGCAACTAAGCTCAGTTCACAGTTTGCTTGGGACAGTTCGGCGCAAGTTCAAAAAATTGTCAACATAGATGCGTCCGTGATTAAGACAGGTGCTTTTCAGGTTGGCGGTCCTGGCATGGTGTCACAGAGTAAGAACTTTGACACGTCAGGCAACTTAATTGGTTTTATTGGCGATGACTCAGCTAATTCTGGTTGGGTCGGTGCATGGTTCAAGCGTGTAAGACTCGGTGGTTCGTCTGTCACTGATGTCACTCACCAAATTGCGACAGATATTTACGGCAACATCGTCGTTCCTGGTTCCATCATTAGTGGTGACATACAAGGCAAATCGGCTAATATCACCGGGACACTGAACGTAAAACAGATTGGCACTGGGTCGTTACCTACTGATGTAATCTACACCGGAACTCTCATTGGCGATCAGATTAATGGTGGGACAATCAGTGCAATCGTCACTATGTCTGCTCCAAGAATCATTGGTGGGTCGATATCTATTATTGGTCTTGACGGCGGTACAACTCAAATTGGAAGTGCGTACTCTGGATTGCAGATCAATTATGGAGCGTACCAAGCGAATCTAACTGGCGGGGCATTGCAAATACAGGGCAGCGGTCAATACAGCTTGTTAGTGCCAAATGCTTTGCAAATCGCCAATAAGGTTGCGATCAATACAACCACGCAAAGTACATTCCCTTACGCAACAGTTCCTCAATTTGTCGGTGCTGGTGGTGTCAATACAACGGGTCCTGTTACGTGTGCATCATTAACTCTTAGTGCAACCTCAGTATTAGTGGGCGGGTATACAGCGCTCAACGGTCAGATGTACATCCCAGATGGTTTCTATTTTACTCCTGCTGGCGGCGGACAGAGTGGACCTTATCATTACGCCAACTACCAGGGCGGTATTTTAGTCGGATATTGGGGATAAATAACTAATATGAAAATCCAATTTACAGTTCCAGACGAACATCTTGCGGCAGCGAAAGCATTCATCAAGACGATGTACCCAATCAACGCTGATCCGTCTGATGATGATGTACTCGCATATATTTCGTCGGCGATCATCACTTATATGTCCGGTCTCTTTCCTACCGTTGTGCTGACATCGCAAGCCGCCAATGTGAATCAGATCGCAACACTACAGGCACAAGTTCGGGCAGCGACGTTAGCAGCGATGAATTTTCAGGTAGTGCAATAGTATGCAAGAACATCCACTTACCGACAAAGAATACGCACTCATCAGCGAGTATTTGAGCGCCATGCAGGGCATCCAGCAACAGCTAGAGGGTGCAATCAAAATGATCGGAAAGCAAAATGATCTCGACGGTAATTGGCAGCTACAGGGTAATAAGTTGGTTAAGCCAGAGTCAGAGCCGCCAAAAGAGAACTAACAATGCCCGACACACAAACAAACACACTCGAATTCTGGAATAAGCGTACTGGATTAGAGGTACGTTTTCGGATGATGCTCGATGCGGCAAAGACAGTTGATGATTTAACTGCGCTCGAAGCAAAAGTTTTTCCGCCGACACCACCACCATCTCAATAGCAAGGTAGTAGCAGTATGGATCGCAAGCATGAAATGACAGAGAGAGATCTACTTCTTGAAATTCTGCCAAAACTAGCCACACACGATGAACGATTTGACAACGTGATTGAGAGACTAGATGCCATTGTCGAATATCAGAAGCAGCAGAACGGGCGGGTTTTCGCATTGTCAGAGCGAATTCAGCAGCATGATCGACAATTAGCAGAGCGTACTGATACTTGTCCCTTGCTTACGCCGATCAAATCTGACATCTCAAAAATACAGATTGAGATGGCGACTAGAGCAGAACATCAAAGAACAGTCAAAGCGATCATGGCTGGTGTGTATGCTTGCGTCGGTGGATTGGTCGCTGTCGTCGGAAAATATCTGCTCGATCTGGTCACACACAAATGATAGACATCAGTGCATTAGTTGAGCGTCATCAGCTTCTCTTTGGCTTGTTGGTCTCGGCTCTAATTGCAACGATGCCAGAGCGCTTACCATCTCTCTGCATGTTTCCTCAATGGGCTTGGACTTGGATTAGGGATTCGCTGAAACTGTTTCTCAATCTCAGACACCCGAAGACACCCGATCAAAATTAAGCTGACTGGTATCTCGCAATCCTTCTGAGAGCTATACTCGATGTATGACACTCTCAGATCTTGCAGCATCCCTCACAAGCGCTCTAGCCGACGCCGAGAGAGCGCACAAAGCATTGGAAGAAGCAAAAGCAGCACTGGCACCCCTGGAGAAAGCCGCAATCGAAGCAGATGAAGCAGTGACAAAACTGATGGGTGAATATCAGCGTCAGTCTGGTTTCGCCGTTGATGTTCCAGTCAAACGTGCTCGTGGTGGTCGTGGTGGGAAACGTGGACCAAGATCACTCGACGCAATCGTGATGACCAGTGCGACTCGACTGCTACGAGAGATGAAGGAGCAGAGCAAAGCAAAGAAGGTCGCCGTCAACGCTGCTCTGGATCGTGCTGGATTGGTCGCATCAAAGCGTAACGAGAAGCTGACCGACCAACAGAAGGACCAGATCAGCGCAAAGGCAGATGAGATTTACCGGGCGAAGTAGCGTCAAAGAAAAAGCCGCCAAGAGCACTCGACTCAAGGCGGCTTTTTTGCGGTTTTATTGGGGTTTATGCCGTTCCAAATATGAAGGATGATCTACATCATTTTCGTGAACCCGGCCATCCTGCACGAGACCGGCATGCCGCTGGCCGCGGTGACCGCGGCCACGTGCCTTTCGGCCGCGGCCGGCAGCTTTCTGATGGGCGGCCTGGCAAACTATCC